TACTCCACCGTTACAGTTATAGAACTCTTAACTTCTGACGTCTTGCTGTACTCCTCGAAGATATCCGGAAGCTCTGCTTTAAGACGTTTGCTGTCGAGACTTGTTCGTGTAGTTGCTTTCTTAACAACTGCCGAGAAGCCGTCCACGATAAGCGAAGTCTTCCCTGCCTTTTCCATAGCTTCTTTGAGCTGTTCCTTAAACTCTTTTTCTGCTAGCTCCATTTTAAGTTGCATAGCCTTAAACTCACGGTACTTCTTAAGCCACTCTGGGTTAATCTGAATACCGTTAGTTGTTGTTGTTAGATAATTATTTTCCATTTTCAATACTCCTTAATTTTTTAATTAGTGCGTTAATACCTCTACCACTGCCAATACCTTTACCAGACCACCAGCCTTTGTATGGGTATATTTTGCCTTGAAGACCGCTTTCAGTTTCAAAGTTTACGCATTTTTCGTGTGGACTATATGAGGATATAAAGCATTTCCCTTTTGTGATAAGAACTTCAGAGACATAATCAAACCTAGAAGGCTCTACCTTTTCTCTATGCTTCTTCGCTTGCTCTTTCATAAAACGAAAGTCGTCTGCAAGCTCCCCCATTATTCGTCCTCCATAAGTTCTTTGATTTTTTGATTTATGATTTTTGCTCTTTCTTCTTCGGTTGCGTTTTTTGGTATTTGAATTATCGTTTTTCCCATACGCTCTTTGAAGTCGATATATCCTAGGATATAGTCCCATACGTCATATAACACAAAGACTAGAGCGGTAATACACCAGATAGGTTGCGTTGACGTTAGGAGCACTACTCCAGACAATATAACTGCGTATTCTAACAGCTTCTTTAATATCATTGTTCCTCCTCCTTTACTTTTTCCAATTCGTCCAGTGGGACGGCTCTCATTTGTATTGTCTTCCCCTGTCTTGTTTTCATTGTCTCGATAGGGGACTTACAGACAACCTCATTTCTTACTAAGTAAACCCCCTTAGCCACACTCTGTGTTATCTCGATTTTGAAGTCCTGCCCTGACGGTATCCTGTACCTTGCTATAAGCACTCTTCTATCTCTCCACCTTGGTTGCCAAACTCTTATCATTTTTCTACCTCGCTTTCATAAAGTTTCGTCTATTTCATACTCCTGACTTCAACCTCATATCCTCCGAGCTGTCTACCTTTCCTAGCATTTACATATACTGCTCCAGTCGAGTAACCGATATAACTAGCTACTTCTGACAGCTTGCCTCTTTTTACTTCCTTGCCTTCTTTAGACACGATATATAGCTGTGAGGCTCCACGTTTACTTATTCTTCCGCCCTTAGCTCCTGCAAGTCTAGCAAGCTCTGGGTCTGAACCAAAACCTGCTTTTAGTTTTCTTGGGGACTTGACGCTTCCGCCCTTAGTTCCAATTCGTTTGTAATAGTCTTCGCCGTATCTTTTCTTGTTGGTTTCTGCACAGCGTAACCCCCCAAGTTTTGTACCTGACATTAGTTGTTCTCCTCGTTTAGTCTCATAATAATTGTGCTTGCTTCCCTTACGGTAAGCTCTTGAATAGTTTTCTTCTTGTAATAAGCTAGTGCGTTCTTAACAATAGGGTCGTCTTCGTTCTCTTTGATTTTCTTAATCTGTACTTCGGTTATCCCAACAACCTTAGTTTTTGCTGGTACTTCCTTAGCCTTCGCTGGTGTCGTCTTAGCTTTCTGCTTGTCATTGGCTGACTTTCCGTCGTCGTCTTCTGTTGCTAGACCAAACGCCATACAAGCACTATACCTCTTAACATAGGTAGTGTATGACCCGACCTCCTGAATACTAAGATTTGTGGAAGGGCTGTAAGGAAGTCCACGCTTAGGCTTCCCCCACTCTTCATAAGAGCCGTCTTCTTTTACTTTGTAACGCTGTGTCATAACAAACGTTCCAACGATTTTACCTTCGTTGTCTTTTACGACTTCGAGCTCTTGGTCGTATGCTAAGTTATGCTCCGTTAGGTATTTGTCAATATCTGCTAGGTCGACATAGTGGTACTCATAGTCGTAACCACTCTTGGTCTTTACCTTAGCGGTTTTTGTTGTTTGAAGTGTTGGCATTTCTTACCTCGCTTTCATATTCCTTTATATCTTTTTCGAGCCAGTCTGGAATAACTCCCCTACTAACCCATTTTTTTGCCTTTTCGTACTCACGTTTTGTGCGGAAGTACCCTCTCTCAAGCATAACCTCCACTGTTTGTAAGTACCTTATGTTTATCATTATGCACCACCATTTCCAATTTGCATAGTCTTGTTTTCTATGAGTTTTATGTTTTGATTATGATTATTTATAAGCTGTTGCATTTCTTCGCTTTTGCTTGCTTCAAACATGGCGATAAAGTCTTTTTTGATAAACTCCATTTCCTTGTACTCTGCCATACAGAGCTTTCCCCAGCCAACTCGCTTAACAAGCGAGCGTTCTCTCTCACTAAGCTGTTGACTTGCTCCCGTATAATCGTAGTATCCATATCTCCTTATAGCGTCTAAAACATGGCTCCATGCCTCCAAAGCGGTTGTTTGAAGCTCTGGGTTACGGTTTTGTTCGATAACCTCTATGAGCTCTGCTATGCTTGGCATGAACTTATTTTTAGAAGTGATATAGTCCACTGCTCGGTTTACCTCTTCCGGTTCGTATGGAGCTAGCTTTCTCTGCCACATTGTAGCCATAAGTTCTGCGTCTCCTTCCGACAAGTCCTGAAAGGCATGTCTATAAAAGGCGTTGAAGACTGCTAAGATTTCTTTTGTTTGTGAGAGCGTTATCATAAGTTTTCCTCCTTCATTTTGTCTTTGATTATAGACCTTAAGAATACGTTACCGGTTACTTTGTTTGGGCTTGGTCTGTCCTCGTAGTTTCCTTCCAAAACCTTAACGATATTGCTATCGTTTGAGAATATCCAGTCAAAACTGCACTTCCAACCTTGTTTGTTGTTGCCCATAAGGAAGGAAGACCGCTCTACGTGCTTGAGAGCCTCCAGAACACGCTCCAAACCTTGTTCCTTAACTCGTAGTCGTATTTTGTCCTGACGGCTCTTAGAAAGGCTCTGAACACGTGCTAGACCTATTTTATTCCACTCGTCCACTATTGTTTGCATATCTTCCTTACTAACTAAAGGCTTTTTAGGTGCGGACGGTTTAAGTTGCAACGCAACTTCCTTATTATCTTCTTTATTTATATCTATATCTATACTCTTATCTCTAATATCTAATATCTTATCTCTATACTCTACGTTATTATTTTCCGTTACCGTAACGTTACGTTTTTCTAACAACTTCTTTTTATCCCTGTATCTTTGCTGTCTTATCCTATTTTGTTCTTTATAATGGTCGTCGTCATAAACGCTACCTACCATTTTGGTACAGTCAGCAATTCTAAGTATCCCGTTCTCTTCCTGATAAACAAGACCTAGCTTCTTAAACAGTTCCAAAGCAACTGCTACTGTATCATGGTCGAAGTATTTAGTGTCTCGTACGATTTTATCTATGTTATATGGGACTATCATTTCTCCCACACGTGTAGTCATTTCGCCTCCGTTGTTAGCTGTGTTGAGGCATAACATTTGGTATAGGACGACATACTCGCAACCGTTAGGCTGTGATAACAACAAGTCTATTGCTTCTTGGTCGAAAAAGTCCGTCTTAAGTTTTATCCAATAATACTTTTGTTCTGCCATACGCTACTCCTTTTTAGGTTTACTTGATAAACTGTAAGCGAGTTTGTCAGACAGACGCTTTATCATGTCCGAAGCTTCCTCTTTTGTTTTCGGGTTGGTAACTACTACCTTAACTCCATGTGTTTGTTTGTGAGACTTATTCATGCTTTACACTGACTTCTGCGTTTTCGCAGATACCGTGTGAAAAAAAATATCCAACGGGACTTCGTACACTTCTAGCATTTTAGCAATAGTACCAGTATTCATAGCTTGGCACTTGTTCAGTTCGTACTTGAAGACAGTCGAGACGCTAACACCGGCTTTCTCGGCTACTTCAACAGCCGTCATATCATGCTCGTAGCGAAGCTTCATGAGCTCGTCAGCAATATTACGTTGCAATTTAAGTGTATCCAACATTACACAAAACCTCCTTTTTGTACTTTCGATTATGGACTACACGGAGTTTTTAGTCAAGTGCAATTTCTGATTTTACAAAATATTTCTGCTTTTACGCAGAAAAATACTTGACTTTCATAAGCGTTTTAGTTTATTATATTTACGAGGTGGAGGAATTATGGAAAATTATTTTGCAAGCAACCTAAAGAAGCTAAGACAGAATAAAAGACTTTCTCAAAATAAACTTGGCGAGCTAGTCGGGTATAACCAAACTACTATCGCTAGGTGGGAAGACAAAAAAATGTCTCCGAGCGTAGAGAACGTGTTACGCCTATGTGAAGTTTTCGACGTTGACATAGCTACTTTTTTAGGACGTGATATTGTAATTGAAAATGGCGTTATTGTAAACCAACACTACGGCATAAAGAAAATACCGGTTTATGATATCGACTTTATAAAACGTCCTGTCGACTACGAAGAAATAGCCGAAGAACGTATAGGCGACCAAACATGGATAGGTCTTAAAGCTGGCGAAGATATCGAGGGGCTCTGCAAGGCTGGCGATATTATAGTTGTTATAAAACAAGATACCTTTAATGAAGACGACACCGTCGTTTACTTAAACGAAGAAAGAGCCGTACTTGAAAAGACCGATAATGTTCTAGGCGTAATAAAAGAGGTACGCCGAAGAATTGCATAAAAAGAAAACACCGTCTGCAAACGGTGCCTCTGGAAAACTTGTCTCACAAACAAACATATAAAGTCAAAGCTTTTTATGTGTCTTCCGCTTTTAATTATAGCACACATAGCTTGCTTTGGCTACACAAAGGAAGTGATTTTATGAAAAAAATAGGTGCAATATCCGTCAGAGTATCTACTGATATGCAAGTTGAATACTCTCCGGATAGTCAGATAAAGATATGCCTTGAATACGCCGAGAAAAACAATATCTATGTCCCACCGGAGAATATCTACCGAGACGACGGCATATCTGGTAAGTCAGCTATCAAGCGTGGCGACTTTATGCGTATGATAAACGACGCACAAAAAGAGCCTAGACCATTTGAAGTTGTCCTAGTCTATTCTTTCTCAAGGTTTGCTCGTAACAAGTATGAGGCTGTTATGTACAAACACATGCTAAGGCAAGAGCTGGGGATACAAGTTATAAGCGTTACGCAACCATTACCAGACACTCCAGACGGCGTGCTACTCGAAAGTCTATACGAAGGTATGGACGAACAATATATCTTAAACTTAGCTAAAGAAAGTATCCGAGGCAAGAAAGAAAAAGCCGGACGTGGCGAGCACATGGGACACGCACCGTTTGGCTACTGGTACGACAAGAACACTAAACAGCTAATAGTAAAAGAGGACGAAAGCAAAATAGTACAGATAATATTTGAGGAATACGTGAAACCGAAGACCACATTTTGTACGCTTTGTCGGAAGCTTGAAGATATGGGCGTACCCACTAAAGCCGGTAAGAGCCACTGGAACGAAGGTACCCTACTCTATATCTTGCAAAACCCTGTCTATATAGGACAGACACGTTTTTGTGTCGGAGGCTATAAAAAACACTTAAAGAAGCAAGGAGAGACAATACTAAGAGAGGGCAAGCATACACCTATCATAGATAAAGAGGTCTGGGACAAAGCACAGGCAAAGGTACAGTCTCATATAGAAGTTTACGCAAAGAGGACAAAGGCAAACGTCAAAAACGACTACTGGCTACGAGGTCTTGTCCGTTGTTCCAACTGTGGCAACAACCTAGTCTTAGTCATAAGAAAGAACTCACACAAAAAGCCATACTTTCAGTGTAACGGGTACAATAAAAAGCGTTGCTCCGAGAGCCACCAAATGAAAGCCTCGATAATAGAGGACGCTGTACTCGAAGAAATAAAGAAAACCTTTACAGATAAGTTGGACGTTAACGTAGTGTACAAAGAAGAAAGCTTAGACACGGTTAAGATAATTAGAGGCTATATTGAAAAGATAGAGAAAAAGTTAGAACGTGTAAAACTAGCGTACGAAAACGAAGTAGATACGCTCGAAGAATACAAAGAAAAGAAAACTCGTTTGCAAAGTGAACTGAACAATTTACAAGACGAGTTAGAGAAAGCACTTAAAAGTAACGAGCTATCAAAACAAAAAGAACGTGTTTATAAGTATTGCAAAACTGCATACAAGACTTTGACAGACCCTAAAACAGAACTAGACATAAAGTACAAAATAGCACACGAACTTATCGAAAAAATAGTCTATGATAAGAAAAATGAGACACTTTTTATAACGTACAGAGCCTAGAGTTTATAAGGCTTTAGACGTTTGGGCACACCACGGAAGGTTAGTCTCTATTAGTCTAAAATGGTGTGCCTTAGAGACTATCTGCGAAGCCTTAGCCATAGTCTTAGGGTCTGAACCGAATAGTTGAATAGCCACAGGTATATTTAAGCTGTCGTACCCTTCTAGCATTTCTAAGGTCTTCTTGTTGCCTCTAGCGATAGCTTCTGCACTGATAAGTTCAGTGATAGCATATCCCACTCCCATTTCTTCGCATATCTTCATATAAGCTGGGTTAGATACTCCAGCCATAGGAGCTAAGCAAACTTGATTTTTTATTTCTATATCTCCAATTTTCCACATATAACCCACCTCCAACAAGACACAGAAAGGAGAAACTATGAATTGTATTTATTACAAGATAAGACGTAAAAATTACGTAAGGTACATTTATTGTACCACAAAAAGGTGTAAAATAGAACCAGAAGAGTGCAAGCACTGCGATAAAAAGGAATATAAGCGAGTAAAACCTATGAAGCAAGTTAGCAAAAAACGTATAACGGTATCAAAAGCAACTTATGGCACTGTCCTTATGAGAGATAAACGTTGTCGTCTTTGCGGACGCATAAACTATCTGCAACTGCACCATATCCTATATAGAAGCGAGCGTAAAGACTTAATCAACGAACCGACTAACTGCATTATGCTATGTTCGGACTGCCACCGCTTAGTACATACAAATAAGCGAAAATATCAGCCTCTTTTACAAGATATTGTAAAAAAGAGTTCTTAACACACAAAAAAACACTCCTGTACTAGCGAGTGTTCTACTACGTCAGTCATATACTATCGGCTGACAATATAATGTTATCACATTTTATTATAGTTTGTCAAGCACAAATTTTTAAGACACAAAAAAAGAGCCCTCCGAAGAGGGCGTCTTTTTTATGCTCGACGAATATTACCTTCTGGGAACCAGCCGGTAACACCGTTAAGGTCGTTGTTACAGTTTAGTGGGTAGCGTCCGTTTTGTTTTGCTCCCATAACCTTAGCTCTATGGTTTACATAGTTACCAGTACGAGCTCCGCCTCCGTAACTATCAGCGGTACCTACTCCGTTTACAATAACGCTATCGCCGTACTTAAAGTCGCCGGTTGGAGCCGGTGCTGGTGCTGGCGTTGGTGCTACTGAAACTTTTGTAAGGTTGTTAGTGTTCATAGCACAGTAGACTGTACCATTTACACTGTCTGCGTTCAAGACTGCTCTATCTCCGCTAATCTGACTGATATAGTAAAAGTCTCTTGTCTTCATAAGTGGCGTGCCGTAATAGTCGACATAAGCCTTAGGGACTACCTTATCGCCGACCGCAAAGCTTGCTGGCGTTGGTGTAGGCGTTGGGTCTCCACCTAGCCTCTTGTTAATCTCATTTGCAATACTTGGCATTTTGCTTTGGAAGTATCCGCCCGGACAAGTCGTTGCCACAAACATATTATGTCTTGTCATGTTACCGGTTGCGTCGCCAGTATAGTTTATTCTGGCGATACCATACCTCTTACAGATATCTACTGCAAGGTTAATGAACGCTTCAATAGCCCTATCCGAGATATGCCAGTTTGTGTTTGCCCCACCGTCGTTTGCAATTTCGACAGTGATAGCTTGGTTATCGTTTTCTCCACTAGAAGAACACCACGAACGGTTCTCTTCGTCGACGTAACAGGCGATACGACCGTCTGTACCAATACCATAGTTGGAGCTTCCACCTCTGCCGGGAGTTTGGAAGATAGCACCGCACTGTTCAATAGACAAATTACCTGCCATGTGGTGCGGAGTGATTTTAAGTACCCTTCTTCCTGCTCTGCCCTGTGAATAGTTAGAACTATGAGCTGGAATATATTTATTGGTTAATCTTGAATAAGACATTTACTTACCTCCTTCCAGTTCTTCTCTCGCTTCTTCAGACAAAAGAGTTTCTGCTTCTGCGATTTCTTTTTCAGTCATATAGACTGCTTCTAAGCTATTTTCCATTTTCTTTTTCCTCACTTTCTTTCTTTAGCTGTGCTAAAGCATTTTTGATAGACTGTGGAATAGGCAAACCCATACCTGCCCAATTTTCCACAATACTAATACCTTCGTTGGCAACGAAGAAATAAACTACTAGGGTATATAAAGCCCCAGAGTTGCCTAAGAGCTGGTCTAGGTAGTTAGCAAGTGCTACTACGATAAGAAAACCTACTTTCTTTACGATACCTCGCAAGCCAACTTCACTGTTGAGCTTCTTTTCATAGATAGCCTTTAGAACTCCTGTTACATAATCTAAGGCAATAAAAATGAGTAGAGTTTGCAAAGCAAAACTCCACCCACCTAGCAAATATGTTATGGTGGTTGTTACGCCACCAATAGTTATATCTGCAAATACTAAGCTACTTTTTTCCAATTTTTTTGACCTCCTTCATAGTTTTTGTCTCGCTTTTCTTTCTATTTGCGATAACCTCCTTTCCTTATTATATAGGTACCCAGCTTTTACGCTGTACGTTTCCACATATAAACAGGTAGGTATGGAGGCAAAGACGAGCCAGAGCCAGTGTTGCCGTTCACTGCTACGCCTTCGTTAGCCGCTTCGCTGTAATTTCCACGTTGCTCGACCCACCTATTTGCCCATATACCAGTTCTAGTGTTTTGGGTATATGACACACCAGTTTTTCTAGTGTAGTCCACAAAAAACACGTTGTTTGGGATAGCACCCTGTGCCGCCTCCAAAGCGGCGTAAAGACCGCCTGAACCGTGCGTATGGGTTGCACTACCACCCGATATTCCAGCCTTATATGTCGAGTTTGCACCAATTAGGAATTGACCCTCGATAGCTTCCCATGTTCCGCCGAAGTATTCACTAGGGTTCGTGTTATTCATTGACATATAGATAGAACCAACAGGATAGATACTGTTCAAGTTGTCTAAGAAGTCTGGAAGCGGTGCATTTTTGTACTTAATGAACTTAGCGTTTACCAGCTTTCTGAATTGGATAGCCTCTTCGTCGTCTGAAGTATCGTACTTACCGCCTAGAGCAATTTTATTGCCCAAAATAGCGATAGCTGGAGAACCAGTACCGATAGTAAGTGCAAACGTTGCTGTTGATAGTTTATCTGTTAAGATAACTTCTAGGTTGTATGACTTATCGACGTTGAAGCCAGAGGTTGTATCTCCTCGAATTGCTTGTTCTACGCTGTAATTGTTTCCGCTTTTTGTTATCGAGATAGCGGTAACACCAGTAGTCCATGAGCTAGCGGAAGTCTCTTTGAACCTATAAGTTGCTGTAAGCGTGTTAGCTTGAGAACCAAAGCTACCATTGAACCATGTACCGTTAAGTTTGACTGTAACAGCCTCCCCAACACCAGAGGACGCCCTAGACACTGACATTTCGCCTTTTGTAATAGGGTCGTAGTCCACGAAAGTAAAGCTCTTTGTGAGCGTTGGCGAAGTGTTAGAGCGACTATCCACTACCTTTATGGATATGTTGTTTTTTGTATAACCATTTATTGTTTTTGTGTATCCTGAAGTGTACGCCTCGCCAATATCGTCGACGATAATACTCTGAAGTGTAGCATACTTATAAGCCGTTGCTACCACGTCCGAGATTTTAAGGTTTGAGTACCCCTTGACTATCGCCGTATTGCTTCCTGTAAGTGCCGTAGTGGTTGAGTTGACGTCCACCGCTGTTGCACTTGTCAAGCTAGGCGTTGCATTTACGATAGTTAAAGTTCTGTCTACGCTGTTATATAGCGTTGTACCGCTAATAACTGTCTTGATAAAGAACTTAACCGGTAAAGTGTTGCCAGTTGAAGCTTGTCGTAGCGTGTTACGCTCTTCGGTCGTTAGCTGGAACGTGTACTCCGTACCGCTGATATTTATATCTCTGTATGGAATATCGTCGCTAGCTCCTGTCAAAGAGATACAAGCTTGCAAGCTAGACACCGCCGTACCTGCTGGGTTTGAATAAGTGATAGTCGGGTTGCCTTCGTCGTTGAAGTTCTCCGCCTCTGTAATAGTTGCACCACGTGCGATTTTGTCCAAAGTCCAATTTCTGCTATCGGTTCTAACAGTACCCTCGAAGATAGCTGTTGAAAGAGATACAGAGATAGTCTTCGTTCCGTCTGTCGTATGTGATACGTCTATTGTTCCTGATACACTACCTACCTTTGCTGGGAAGGCATAAGACTGCCAACTAACACGGTCTGAGTGATATACTCTTGTACCGTTAATATATACGTCTGTAGGTCCAGTGTCATAGTAGTAAGCGTCCTCGCCGGTTACCGACAAAGTCCATTTGATAGTAGACTTATTTGTTGCTGTACTTTTAGACTGCTGGACGCATGATAGCGTCATACGCCTATTATCTGGAGCCGAGCTACTTGTAATACTAATACTACTTGCCATTTTTTACCTCCTTAAGTACCTGATATCCATACTTGGTCGCCAACCTTCGTTATGGTAAGGTCGCTTATTTTTGCACTCTCGGTCTCTATATGCTTGCTATATGAGCCGGTATCAGTCTGCTTGAAAACAACCTCATTGGTTGATTTATTCGTACCGACAAGACCGTTAGCACCAATAGTTGTAACCGTGTTTTCAACGTTACTCTCGACCTTGATTTCCTGCGAGATACTAACCTGTGTGCTCTTAAGCTCGTTCTGTGCTTGCTGATAAGGGAGATAAACTCCGTTACCATAGTTAAGCATGAGGTCGTACACGATAAACTCGTTATTGTCAGTAGCGTTAAACGCAATAACAACGACACCGGAAGTTACAGCTTTCGTAATTTCGATAGTACCTTCCGCCTCGTCAAAGTTATATTCCACTCCGTCTAAGATAAGCTTTGCTGAAGTGTCTAAGCCTGTACCTACTTTCTTATAGCTTAGCCTTAAGGATACATAACCGTTGACTAGACCAGAGATATTTTGCGTTACTGTTCCAGCCTTAAGCGACAGAGCCTTCTTAGAAGACGAAAGGTCTGTCTGCACCTGCACTAAGTTACCGTCCCAATAGTCGTAGTTATCTTCAGAGCCGAAGTAAAGGCTAGAGTTTTTGATAAGGTTGTTACCACCAGAGTTGCTAAACGTGTTCATAAGACCGTCGACAGCGTTCTGTACAAGAGTATTGCTCTGCCCCATTGTGTAATAGTTGTCGAACTCGTCCCAGACATGCTGTACGTCTTCTGTGATAAGTTGGATATCTCCGTCTATCTTGTTGACGTGTGCTTCAGTCCTTCTGACCGTCTTTGTGATAGTACCTGCGTACTTATAAGTAGTGTTTGTTTCTTTAAGCTGTACACTCTCTACCTCGCTCTCGAAAGCGTTAGGGTCTGTATAGTCTCCGCCTAAGAACTTAATTGTGTTAGACATGACAGGGGTTGTTACTGTGTCTCCGTCAATATCTATATAAGTTATCTTCTGACCTGCTCTTAGGTTGCGAAGACCGATAAAGCGAAGCTTGAAGATACGATAGTCGAACCCTACCACGTTGTTATAGATAGGGACAATAGCGTCCTGTTCATGGTCTAAGAGTATCTGGTTATCGTCTATTCTAAGCTCGTATGGGTTCTCTGGAACTGGCGAAGGATAAACTATGTTATCTTCTAAGTCGCCACGCCCTAGGACAACCGTATTGACTGCTGGAACTTGCTCGCCTTGGGTAAGCTCGAACCAGTCGCTAGCGGTCGTAGTAGTGTTGTCGAACCACTTAATGTGTAACTTATCGTCTATAATCTGTGCAAAGCAACCTGCTGACCCTGCAATTTCTCTGACAGCGTCTCTATAACTAGCTCCGTCTGGGAGGTAAGGTTGTCTATCCAACACAATATCAGAGTTTGGGAACGTTGGTGTAGCAAGTTCTACGCCCACAGTATCGCAGATAGCCCTTAGCCACGCTCCCACTGTTGCTGGGAAAGCAAACGGAATATCTGTTGGCTCGCCACCGACATATGGCTCGAAGGCGTCAGTTGAATTTCTTACAATCCTCATGTTGCTAATGACAACTTGAATTGTCTCACCTCGGTCAATACGGTTACCATACAGACCCACATTACTGCCAAGGTCAGTCGCAGTTATTGTTCTAGCACCTGTGGGGTGCCATAAGTAGTCGCTTCTGTTAAGCCAGATATACTTATTTACAGACGAAGTGGTATTCATTTGTAGGTAAACCCTGTCCCCAACTGCTAATGTTGGACATAACTCTGCAAGTGTAGTATTTGACATAACCAGACCATTGCCTGTGCTAACTACTGGCATAGTGATGGTCTGTCCATTATTAGAAACCACTATACGGGAATTTGCTATTGCCGAAGCATTAAACAAGTTTTTGCCGGTGTAATGAGTATGTAAGGTCTCTTCGTACTCCTTGTCGAAGGCATAAGCTAAGTCGTAGCACTCCAGCTCAATAGACACGTCGCCTTGCTTTGACTTAGCGTCATTGACATACTGCTTGCCGAAGATAGTAGATAGCCACGTGCCTTTTAAGCTGTCATATTGTTTGTTTAAGTTTACGAGTTTAATTTTAGAAGTGTTTAAGTTAAAAGAGCCGATAGCTTGTTG